CCGCTGCCGTTGTCCACCTCGAACTCTCTCGGTCGAATCATGCCTTTCTCCCCAGGTCGATGGCGATCGACAAGCCGACGCTGCCGCTGTGGTGCTGCTCAATGCGGTCGCCGTAACGCTCGGGCCGCTTCTTGGCGAGCTGCCACTTGAAGGTGTCGACCTGCATGCGCTTCCAGGCCACCCATCCAGAGTCGACCTTGCCCTGCATGTCGGCAGGGGGCTCTTCCTCGACGATCTCGCGCAGGCGCTCGAACTCGACCTCGGCGCCAGTCGCTCTCGCGCGGGCGTACCGTTCGGCCACATCCTCATCCTGCTCCACCCAATCGAGGAATGTCGGCGCCTTCACGCCTTCCTCACGGCACGCGCCGCGCAGGCTCTGCCCATCGGCCAGCCTCTCGCAAACACGCGCCACCAGATCTCGGTCAATCGCCATGATGGTCCATTCTAGTCATCGGTGGGGTTTTCGCAACATCATCCTCAAACCACACGCCAGGCTTGCCGCGGTTGCCCCGGCTCCACTGCTCGACGATGGCCGCCTCCAGCTTCTCGCGCCCGGCTTTTCCCCGGACCTTCTCGACGCCCGCCAGCCAATCCCGCAGCCAGTGCCGGCCACGCTGGACCCGCCAGGCCAGGAGCTGGCGCACCTCGCAGCGGTGGCGGTGCTGCTCATCCGTCACGCAGCACCAGAGCCTGGATGTCCCAATGCCCCATGCCGCGCATCATGCCGATCAGCGAGGCGTCGTCGGTCACGCGCCACTGCCCGTGCTCGATGCCCTTGGTGCGAAAGCGCCAGGCCACCGGGTCCATGGCCTCAAAAGTGGCCAGCCGCATGTCGAGCTCGGTGTTCTGCTCCTGCAGGCTGGAGCAGTTGCTGCACCGCATCGGCTGCCCCGCAGGCACAGGCGCGCACCGACACTCCCCGTCGATGTAAAGCTCCCAGCAAATTCCGCAGATCTCCCTGCTCATGCCAGCCTCAGACCATGCGACGAAGACAGCCCGGTCTGCTCGTTGTAGAGCGTGCCCGTCACCCGATCGGCGAGGTAGGCCTTGCGACCGACCCGCAGCCGGGTGAACGTCTTGGCCTTCACCTGATCGCCCCAGCGCACCCACACATCACGCTCGATCGGCGCCGCGCCGACCAGCAGCCGCATGTCGTTGTCCATCACGCAGCCTTCTGCGGTGATGCGGACGTACTTCTGGCCGTGCGGCCGGTACTCCCCAACCTTGGCCTCCAGAAAAGCCGGCTTCTTGTCTGCGCTCATGCTGCCTCCTTCACAAACACCCCGTCCTCGCGCAGCGTGCCCTTGCGGTCCTTGATCTGCCCATAGGCGTGCTCCAGTGCGTCGACCAGGCTGATGCCGGCCAGGTCTGCGCCGATGATCAGCGTCACCAGGATGTCGCCGTAGGCGTCGATCGCCTCCTCGCGGTTGCAGCGGTGCAGCGCGGTGAGCAGCTCGCCCAGCTCCTCGTGCGTCTTGATGGCCTGCGCCATGGCGGTGCTGCGCGGCAGGATCTTGCGATCCTCGGCCCAGCGGATGACCTTCAACTCCAGTTCAGTCCAGCTCATTCGTTCTCCTTCCAGTCGTTTGGCACCTTCGGCAGCGGGGCCCATCCCCGCCACCAGTCAGACTTGCCGTCCCAGGCGCCATAGACGGCAACGCCCCCGCGCCCCAGGAGCTGCACTTTCGCGCTCACGGGGCAGGTCTGCATCGGTCGCCAGTAGTAGGCCTGGTCGACCGCAACGGTCTTGTCGGATGACAGCTTGACGCTCACGCAAGATCCCCGGTCGCCACCAGCGCCGCGGCGATCAGCGCATCAGGCACGGTGACGCCGGACTTGACCAGGTCGAGGATGCGGTGGCCCTGGGCGGCGCTCATCGTGGCGCCTGGTAGCCAGCGGTTGCTGCGCATCATTCCTCGGCCTCGAACTTCTGACGCAGGCCCAGCTTTCCACGCAGCGCAGCCAGCGCCTCCATGCCGCGACGCTTAGCCTCCGGGTTGATCTTCACGTTGGGATCGTAGGCGATGGCCTGCTCACCCTGCCTGGGCACGGCCGGGCCCTTGTTGCACGAGTCGCGGAAGGCGATCGCGCTCGGCGGGAAGTCTGGGTGCATGGCACGCAGCGCGTAGTCCAAGCTGGGGCGGTAGGTCAGGAACCTGCCGAGCTGGTCGCGCCAGACCCCGCGCACCAGGCCGGGATCGACGCCGTCCCAGTTGCGGGTGAAGGCGGTGCCGTAAACGGCGGCCATGTAGCCGAAGATGTAGTCGAGGCCCTCGTCCTCGGTGCAGTGATCAGCGGATGAGCTTGACATTGTTGCCTCCCATGATGCCCCGCGTGAGGCCTTGCAAAACGGTGCGGTTTGCCTCGCCCTGGCGCGTCATGCTGGACCCCTGCTGGTCGCGCACCCATTCCGCCTTGAAGCCAGTCCACCCGCGTGCGCAGCAGTGCTCCAGCGCCTGCTCCAGGCTGAGCCCGGCTTTCTCGCATTCACGCTGGATCCCAGCCAGCGCAGCCTCGGTGACCGGCGCTTTCTTGGCCCGGCGCAGCGTGAGGAAGCTCTCCCAGACCTGGTCGGTGACGTCAGCCGGCTTGTCGGTGGTGGCCTTCTTTTTCCCTACTGCGATAGCAGTAGAGGAATGGTGTCTGGTGTCTGGTGTCTGGTGAGCATTGCCTTCGCTATGCGTTCGCATTGCGTCCGCATTGCCATCGGTATGCTCGGGCTCACGATTCCACCGTGCGTCCGCACTGCGCTTGGCCTTCGTTCGCTTGTCCTGGTAGCGCGAGATTTCCTCGTCGCACCGCTTGTTGTGCCAGCCGTCATCGGCCAGCACAAAGAACTCTTTCAGGACCACGGCTACGGCCTCGCGCTCCTCGCGCGTGCGCGCGCCCACGAGCCGCTGCACCGCGGCAATGTTGGCCGGCAGCGGTCGCTCGTCAGCGTAGTATTTGCGGATGCACCGGCTGTAGGCGGCGTCCTCGACGAACGAGAGATGCGCGGTCGCCTGCGCATAGTCGCCGAGGTGGTGCTCGTAGTAGTTCAAGATCAATCCCCATCGGTGGACGGCCCCAGTGTGAGAATTACCGGGGGCGCTCCACCATTGCGGTGGTGATACGGCATCTGAGGCCGTCCCCGATGGAGACTGGTCTGCGATGCCCCTTTTGCGCTTCTCACGGCGCGTTGAGCATTCTCACTCAGAACGGCAAATCATCGTCCATATCCTGCAGCCGCGGTGGGGCTTTCCTGGACGGGGCCGGGGCAGGGGCCGGCGCGCTGGCCTCGCCCTTCGGCGGCAGCTCCACCTGGTCGACCGTCAGCCGCAGCTTGGTCTTGGTGCTCCCGTCCTTGGCCTGGAACTCCTCCTGCGCCAGGCGCCCGCTGACGGTCAGCTTCTGCCCCTTGGCGATGTAGGCGGCCAGGCTCGTGCCGCGCTTGCCCCAGAGGTTGCAGTCCAGCCACATGGTCGCCGGCCTGTCGCGCGTGCCGGTGTCAACGGCCAGCGGCCAGGACAGCACCGGCTCGGCGCCGGCCTGACGCGACTCGGGTTCGCGGCCGACTCGGCCGGTGAAGACGCAGAGGTTCATTCCACAATCCTCCAGTCTTCGGCCAGCATGTCGCTCTGGCTGGCCACCCAGCCTGGCAGCATCGCCCGCCTGCCCGAAGCATTGACCGTCCACATGTCGATGTGCGGCAGGATCTCGCAGAACTCCAAGCCCAAGGCGTTGGCGTATGGCGTGCCAGGCTTGAGCTGCGCAGCCGGCGTGCCGGGCACAAGCATCAGCCACATTTCCTTGCCGTTCCAGCCGGCGCGCGAGACGCGGCGACCCTGCTTGAGAGCCTCGATGGCATGGCCGAACGTCATGCCCGAGGTTTCGCGGTAGGCGCGCGCGAATACGTCGGCCGGCGACCATGAGATGTAGCCGGCGTGGCGGCTATCGTTTCCTTTGCCGCCGTCGTGGTACTCCACAAGGAACCCCTCGTCGGCGCCGTTCTCGTTGGCCGGCAGCTCCCAGCCGCGATAGGCGTTGTATTCCGCGCGCGTCATCGGACTGGCGCTGACCAGCTTGGTGCCAATGTAGGTTTTCATGCCGCCACCTCTTCGGCGGCAGATGCGTCCTCGACAGGCGCAGGGGTGTCGCCCGTCAGCAGCGCCACGAGCTGCTCCTGCGATGCGACGGCAACGCCGAACGTCTCGCGCGCTGCGTGGTTGCGGGCCTGGGCGGCGTTGGCGGCGCGGATCAGGCGCTCGTCGCCGGTTTCAGTGTTGCGGACCAGGTAGATCCTTTTCGGTGCCTTGCTCATAGTTGCTCCAAGTTGCGGATGGTGATCGCCACCGACCCAGGCGCGGCCGGCGGCATGCGGGTGATCGACAGGCGGTCGATCTGCTCGTCGTCCTCAAGCACGCCAGCATGCACCAGCGCGTCGAGGAGAGATTTCAAGATGTTGTCGAGGTCACGCCGGCGGCGGTCGGGTGGACTCGCTTCGATGGCGACGTCAAGGCGCCCCGTCATTGGCCTGTGGATTGCGTGGAGAAGCGCCGACTGCGCAACCAGAGCGCGATACACGCGGCCCTCTGTTGACACAAGGTGACGTCCAGCAAGGGTGCCACTCGACGGGTGGCGCCAGTAACGGTTGACCGAGGGAGGCCAGCCCACGCGCATCGTGATCATGCTGCGACCTCGCGGCCCCAGACGATGTCATGCGCTGTCAAGTCCACGCCCGTGTCCCACGCAAGCTGCAGCACCTGCCGCTGCATGCCGCTTGGCACTCGGCCGGTCGACGACCAACGGGAGATGGTCGATGGGTCGACGCCTAGCAGGCGCGCCAGTTTTCTTACGCCGCCAAAAGTCTGCACCACCAAAGCGCCAGGTGGAATCAGTCGAGTGTTTGACATTCCGCAACGATAGCACATTGTGGTGCGTCAATCGCAACAGTTTCCCGGCTTGCGAATCGTGCTGGGCTGAGCAATGGTGCGACATGCCCATCGATACCGAATGGTTCCGCGACCGTCTGGCCTCCCGCAAGCTCTCGCAGCGCGGGCTGGCCAAGGCCATGGGCGTCGACCCCAGCGCCGTCTCGCTGATGTTCCGCGGCAAGCGCCGCATGACCGTTGATGAGGCCAGCCAGGTCGCGGTCCTGCTGCAGTCCACGACCAACGAGGTGCTGGCCGCGGCCGGCGTGGCCGTGCAGGGTGGCCAGCGCGTGCGCATCATGGGCTATGTCCAGGCCGGTGGCCGCGTCACCCTGGAGGCCGAGGGGCTGCACGACACCGTCGAGGCGCCGCCAGGCCTGCCGGTCGACGCCGTCGCCATCCAGGCCCGGCACGGCGGGCAGGAGGACGGGTGGATCTACTACCTGTCAGAGACGCACGCGGCGCCGGCCCAGGCGCTCGGCCAGCTCGCCGTCTGCGCGGTGCGCGACAACGGCCTGCTGCTGGCGCATGTGCGCCGGGGATACCGGGGAGGGGCCTTCAACCTGGCGCCCACCGGCAGCGCAGAGCAGACCAACGTGGCGCTGGCCTGGGCCGCGCCGGTGCTCTGGATCCGAACCTCTCCACCGTAATCCGAGGGAATTGCAGGGAATTGCACGACCCTATTGACGCGCCCCTTGTGTTGCGATGAAATCAACACCGTCGCTTCTGACACATCACAAGGAACCGCGCCATGACACCTCTGCAAATCGCTCAATCCGCCTGGGACAACATGCTCCCGCGTGACCACCACGACGACGCCACCGAGGCCGAACTCTCTGAGGCCGCTGACGAATTTCGCACCGACACCTTCGCCACCAGCATGTGGCTGTGCGACAACCTGCGCCAGCCCGAGGGCGAAACCACCTGCACCCGCCAATGGTGGGGCTGCCACAACAGCGAAGACATCGACGTCAGCAGCGCCACGGTCGACCAGCTCTGGGTGCTGATCATCGACGGCACCGAGCAACAGTGCCTGGCCGCCCGCGAAGAACTGCGCGACCGCATGCAGGCAGACTGCGCCGCCCAGATCGAAGCCCGCGTGCCATCCATCCGCGCCAGCAACATCCAAGACGCCCGCGAATACCAGGCCGATTGCTACCGTGACGACGCGCACCACTGGTTCTGACCCGTGGCCTTTCCCTCGGCGGCTGCTCGACTACCCCTTGCTGCCGCCGATCCCGAAAGCCCCGCCGCCTCCACCACCACAACTGCCGGATGAGCCGGCCCTGTTCTGAAAGCACACCATGCACACCATCGGACTTCACAACATCGTCTCCGTCCAAATCACGCCAACCAAGTCGCTGGGCATCCAAAACGCCGAGCACATGCGCGAGTGCTACCACCGCGACATCATCCTCACCGACGACCGCGGCAACAAGACCACGATCACCATCTTCGCGGACGAATTGCCCGAGCAGATCAACCTGGAGGCCAAACAATGAGCACGCCCACAACCCGCAAGTTTCCCCGCACCATGGCCGAGGCTTTCCCGTCCGACGCCCGGCACGCCTACGCCATCGAGCGCACGAGCCGGCGCATGGAGTCGGTCGGCAGCGTGCTGCTGGCCTGCGCCATCGGCATCGGCTTTGCGCTGGCCCTCGTCCACTGGTGGAGCGCCTGATCATGGAGCGGCACTACACCAACGGCACAGAACCCGACGTTCTGCCGCACTGGGAATGCCACGGACCCTGTCACCAGGGACGCATTCCATGCCCGACGCCGCACGCCTGCGAGCGCCCAGAGAACGACAGCCCCTACGGAACGAGCACCCTCTTCCTGGCGGCCGTCTGCATCATCATCGCCGCCTTCTTGGCCGGCCTTACCTACGGAGTGATCTTTCGATGAACCTCACCGACACCGGCGCCGAGCAGCGCACACACGCCTGGCTGATGGCCAGGCTCGGCCACGCCACCGGCAGCCGCTTCAAAGATGTCATCGCGCGCAAGAAACCCACCGAGGCCCAGCAGAAGAAAAACCTGCCAGGCGATTTCATGAAGGTCCGCACCGACTACCTTGTCGAGCTGGCCGTCGAGCGCATCACCGGAGAGCCGACGCAGCACTTTGTCAACAGCTACATGCAGTGGGGCATCGACAAGGAGCCCGTCGCCAAGGCCCGCTACATGGAGCACACCGGCCACGAGGTCGAAGAAGTCGGCTTCATCCGTCACCCCGACCTGCACGCCGGCGTCAGCCCGGACGGCCTCGTGCCGCTGGAAGGCGCGATCGAGATCAAGTGCCCGAGCTCGGCAAACCACTTGGCCACGCTGCGCGAAGGTATGCCCGACGACCACATGGCCCAAGTGCAAGGCTGCATGTGGGTGACTGGCGCCGCCTGGCTCGACTTCATCAGCTTCGACCCACGCTTCCCGCGCGGCCTCGACCTCTACGTCCAGCGCATCCACCGCGACGAAAAGTTCATCTCCGCGCTAGAGGCCGAGGTCCGGCTTTTCCTCGCCGAGCTCGATGAGATTACCGCATCACTGAAGGAGAGAATGCAATGAGCGCCCCCGCCGTTTACGCCGCCATCGCGGCCTGCACCAAGGCATTGAGCCGCACCGGCATTGAGAAGAGCCGCCAGAACACGCAGCAGGGCTTCGCCTTCCGCGGCATCGACGACGTCTACAACGCGCTGTCGGGCGTGCTCGCGCAGCACCAGCTCTGCATCATCCCGCGCGTCGTGCGCCGAGAGGTGACCGAGCGCCAGACCCAGCGCGGCGGCGTGCTGTTCTACGTCGTCGTCGAAGTTGAGTTTGATCTGGTCTGCGCAGTGGACGGCAGCACGCACATGGCGCGCTTCTGCGGCGAGGCGATGGACTCAGGCGACAAGGCCACCAACAAGGCCATGAGCGCCGCCTACAAGTACATGGCGCTGCAGCTCTTCTGCATCCCGACCGAGGCCGACAACGACGCCGACGCCAGCCACCACGACGTCGCGCCGCAGGACAACGGACCTACCGAGGCCGGCAAGGCGGTGCTGGAGGCAATCGCCGCAGCCGACACGCAGGCTGCCGTGCAGGCCATCAAGCCGCGCATCATGGCGCTGTCAGGCGCCGACCGACAGGCCGCCATCGCAGCCGGCACAGCCCGCATGGCCGCACTGCGCCAGCCGGAGGCCGCTGAGTGAACTGTCCCGAATGCATGGCCTGGTCCGAGGTTCTTCTGACCCGCGCGCCCAGGCGGCGCCGGGAGTGCGCCAACGGCCACCGCTTCACAACCCGCGAACACTACGAGGATGAAACCGTGACCATGACCTACCTCACCCCAGGCGACCTGGCCCAGCGCTGGCGCATGGACGTCAAGACCCTGAGCAACTGGCGAGTCCAGGGCAAGGGCCCCGCCTACGTCAAGCTCGGCGAAGGACGAAACACCAAGGTGCTCTACCCGAAAGAAGCCATCGAGGCCTACGAGCAGGCCGGCATTCGCCTGCCGGCCAACGTGGAGGGCGCGGCATGAACGACCAGGTGCAGACTTTCGCCACCGCGCTGCTGCGCGACTGGCCCGACCAGGTGGGCGTCGAGGGCTACGACCTACTGCACATCGCGCTGCGCGCCGGCCTGCTGGTCGAGACGACCGAGCGCCGACCCTGCGGCGACAACTGCCGGTGCATCACCGCATACGACCCGCACGAGTGGAGCTACGGCGTCACCTGCTACCGCATCAACCCATCACTGAGGATCCCGGCATGAACGCACCAGATCAAGCGCTGCAGGCCGCGCTGACCAGCGTCGAGGCCTCGGCCCCAGCCGACTGGAAAAACGCAGCCACGGCCGTCCTGGCGCGCCTGGCGGCCAGCGGCGAGCCGTTCACCACCGACGAGGTGTGGGCGATGCTGCCGCAGCCGCCAGAGCCGCGCGCGCTGGGAGCGCTGATGCGCCACGCCGCCAGGGCTGGGAAGATCCGGCGCGTGGGTTGGCGCGCCAGCTCGCGGCCCGAGTGTCACTGCCGGCCGGTGGCCATGTGGACGGGCGACTGACCCACTAGATCTAGTACGAATTTCCGATTGGCCTGGCTCACGCCGGGCCTTTGTCATTTCAAGGGGTTAGGGGCCTGAATGCAGGGTCCATTCGCATAATCGATATACGGGTACAGTGGCTCTGCCCTACTAGAACTTGTTGCGCGAGCGCTTTGGCCGTCCCCTGCTGCGGATCGCGTCGAGCCGCTTGTTGCACCGGCTGGCCATCATCCGCACCTGTAGCATGACCACGCCAGGCTTGTCATTCGACAGGCGCGCCAGGTGATCCAGTTGCGTGGCAAGGCCGTGCAGCTCGTCGGCCACGCGGCGCAGGTTGCACACGCTCTTGAGCGGGATCTCCAGGCGCACGACGTCGCCGATGTAGGAAGCCTCGACCTGGTCGATCTCGTCTCGCTGGTGCATGAGACAGACCTACCACATCTGGTGCGATTTTCTCAAGGCTGATGCGGCATCGCCCACAAAGAAAAACCCCGGCGCAAGGGCCGGGGCGAAGCTCCTGGTGGGAGCAGGGGGAGGAGACAACGCGAAGGATCGCGCAGCAAGTCTACATCAG